AAGGTACTTGCCGAGATATTCGTACTTTTTCAGTACCCGCATCGCGTCGTGCTTCACGCACTGCACTTTGCGAATCGTGGTATCGCGCTCGTCGACGATGCGATCGCTCAGGAGGGGCTGGCCGTCGTCAGGAAGTTGGCCCGACTCAATGGCTTCCTTCCGTCCTTTTTCGGCTTTGTCGATCTCCGATCGGAGCATCGTTCGGCCGTTGTCGAGTTGGCAGAGCTGTGCCGGCGTCTGCTCGATCCACCAGTACTCGGCCACTCGGGCACCGTCTTTCGTAACCCAGTCGGGCTCGGCATTGCCTTGGCTTGTGGGGAAGCTGAGCTTCGCAAGGTCCGTCTCGCCGAACTCGGCGATGTAATCGTCCTTCGAGTAGTCAACGACAACGTGGCCCCACAGCGGATCGGTGCCATCGGCGCGGCGAACGGGCGAGAGATAGGTCGCGAAAGGGTTCTCGATCCCGTTAATGCGCGGCTCCTGGTCGAAGCTGCGCTCGTTCACATACTCCACATCGACGCGCCAGGGGGCGCCGCCGATGCGCATCATCATGTCGTAGGCGTTGTCGTAGGTGACTGAAGCGGAGCTTGCAACTTCGATGTGGCGCAGCACGCCCTGATGGATCTTGGCGGTTTCTAGGTCCGCGCCGTTGCCAACCGGACTCACAAGCATTGAAGGACGGTGTTGGCGCTCTTCGCCGGTGTACTGACGAAGGAAAGCCGGCGCTCGATTGATCGTGAGACAAGGCTTTCCTTCAATCTCGCGATTCGCTTTGACCGCTTCATCCCACTGCCCGGTGCCGATCGAGAAGCGGAGATCTTCGAGCGCCTGACGACGCCATTCCGATTCCGAGTCGGCGGTGATCTTGAAGCGCTTCAGCGACTTTGTAATCAGCTCTTCGTCAGAGCCGATCGCCTTGTTGCGCTTCTTGGACTTCGAGGAGAGAACGACGGGCATTTAGGACCAGCCGCTCCCTGTGTCGCCGGGCTTAGCCCGGTTCAGATCTTCCACGCCGGTGAGGCAATCCACGATGACATCGATCACGACGCGCACGTCCGCTTCCTGACAGAGCACAACGTTCCGGCCGCGGCCTTCGTAGTCCGCAAACCAGCTCTCCCAATCGGAGTAGTGGCCGATGATGACGCGATCGCCGGGCTTGAGCGAGGTTGGGTAGAACCTTTCGCGCGTGATCTCGTAGCTGAGGCCTGGCTTCTCTTTCCACTTGCCAGGACCGACCGCGATGACGGTGCCGATCCGCGTGCCAATGTCGCGCACGGCGATTTGCGGCGCTTCGATCAGTTCGCTCTCCGCGGGCGGCGGATCGATCTCGATGAGGATGTGATCGGTGAGCGGCTTGATCTTGAGCGGATCAAACCAAAGGCCACCGACCTGCGTGCGCTGCTCGACCCACTTCTCCGGGGAGACAGGTGCGTGCTTGATTTGTTCGCGAGTGAGTGGCATCAGGCTAGATCCGCGAGCGATCGCATCTTCTCGCCGCCGACTTTGGCAGCGTGTTTCTTCTCCATGCGCTTGCCCTTCGCGGTTTCTTTGTTACCGCGCATGGCGCCGATCGCGTTCATGACTTTGAACGGAGTCTTCGACTTGGCGCCGTATTCGCTCTTCAGCTTGGCTTCGAGAAAGGCGGGCATTTACTCGACTTCTTCCTCGTTCGATTCCTCGCCGGCTTCGTTCGCCTCGCCCGCGGCCATTCCGGGCAGGCCTGCGTGCTTCGCCAGGTGCGCGCCGATCTTCTCGCCGCCCTTGGCCACGCCGCTCTTGTTGAAGGGAACCTCTTTCGACTCGTGTTCGTAGCCCGTGTATACGTGCTTCACGATGTGGCCGCCACCGAGCTGCGGGTGGATCTCAAGATGGTCGAGAGTTTTCGGCGCTGTTTTCTTTTTCGGGGTGTTGCTCTCTGCTGACTGAATGGATGCCATGAAACCTCCTGAAATCTTTGTTGTATCGTTTGCGGCGGAAGCGGCGTCACGCCATCCAGCTTCCATCGCCCGAGCGTTCCATCGCACTGATCGTCGGCGGCGCAACTGAGGGCAGCTTGCGTCGCTGCACTTTGGCCGCGAATGTGAGCGCCAGGGCGTCGCCATCGTCGGGCGAGGACGAGTCGAGGCCCATCTTTGCGAGACGCTTCTTCATCATGTCTTTCGGTTCGAGCTTCACGCGCTGCTTCGGATCGCTGATGAGAACGGGCTTCTGCAGGTCGGCTGCCAGGTCATGGCTGTTGTCGATCGCGCCGCCGTGCAGCATCCACTGCTTCAGTTCGTCCCACATGTAATCGCGCCAGTAAGCGCAATGGGGCTTCGGCGAGTCCGCGCCGAAGTTCACGAGCATGATGCGATCTTCATAGCCGAGAGCGCGCACGCCGGCATAGACCGATGAGGCAATGCCGGCCGAATCGAAGAACATCATCGCGATCTTCTCGCCGTCGTAGGTGCGATCGAGGCATTCCGTGATCTTGCCAATCATCACCGCGGCGTCGCGCGTGAATATGCCTTTGACCTTGACGGGAGGGATCGAGCGCGCATCCAGTCCTTTGCGGAATCGAATCACGTTGTCGTCGGATCCGCCCCAGGCGAAGTCGACGCCGGCAGTCAGGGGATCGCTGTCGAGCGCAATGCCAGGCGCGAGCTGCGCCTGCTGTACGAGTGCGAGATCGATGTACTTGCCGCCGCCGGCCGTGGGGAATAGGCCCTTGTAGCGCACGCGAACGTGATCCGAGTCGTCGCCATAGATTGCGATCGATTCGTTGATCTCTTCGACGTTCACGCCCTCGACATCGCGCGAGTCGATGACCTCCGGGCGCCAGCGGTGCCGCTGATCCCCGAATACAGCCTCGTAGAACGCGCCCTCGCTGCGTGTGGCCTGGCTGAAGAGCAGCCAAATGATTTCAGTATTCGCGTCGGTGAGGGCGCCCTCGACGGTTTTAAAGATCAGGTCGGAGATCTCGGCCGCTTCGTCGAAGATGATGACGAGGCGCTTGCCTTTATTGTGCGCGCCGGCGAAGGCCTGCGGATTATCTTCCGACCAAGTGGCAAAATCCGTGCGCCAGGTGTTCTCGTGCTCGCTGTCGGTGCACTTGATCGAGGTGATGTTCACCTCGAACCAATCTTTGTTGATCGCCATGCGGAACCACTTGGCGAGTTCGGGCTGCGTCTTCGTCTTGAGCTGGTCGCCGGTGTTTGCGGTGACGAGAACCTTGCAATCCATGCAGGTCGACTTTGCCCAGTGCACCACCATGCCGATGACGGCGCTCTTCCCGATGCCGTGGCCGCTCGATATCGCTTTGCGGAAGGGTTTGAATCGGGTCGCTGGATCTTGCAGGTGGGCGCCCAGCTCCTCCAGGAGCTTGCGTTGGAACTTGCGCGGGCCTGGCTCGTCGACGAGTTCGCCCTCGGCCCAGGGGAACGAGAACAGAACGCAGCCGAGAGGATCCTGGCGCAGTTCGTACAGCTGCTCGACTAGCTGCTGCTCGTAATCAACGGAGGTCGCTGACACGCTTCATTCCTTTCTCGATCGCGAGTTGGAATCGCTCGGACAGTTTCAGATTCAAATTGTGCTCGATCGGCTTATCGTGCAGGTGATTGAGGGTTTGCAAGGCCTTGCCCTCGGATTTGTCGTGCAGATATTTGCGCGTATCGAGAGCGGTGCGCTCAGAGAACCAGAGTGGCGCCCAGCCCTGCAGCTCGAAGCTGAGCTTGCGAAACCTTTTCGTAGCCGACTGCTTCAGCATCCAAAGCGCCTGGCGTCTCGCTTCCAGCTTCTCCAGGTCTTTCCTGATCGCATCGGTGGCGTCGCCAGGGATTTCAATCGGCTCTCCGGAGACGAGGAGATCCTTGTTCCGCATGAGTAGAGGGTCGATCGCGTTCAGCTCATCGATGAGATATGTCGCGTGATTCTTGCCCTGAATGCTGCGCCCATCGATGGGCGTTGCGGCAACTGCGATCGACTCGACCTTGGTGGCTTTGCGGCCAGCGCCTTTCCGGGCGCCGCCGCGTGTTTTCTGGGGCTTCTCGTCGCTCATTTGATTATTTGAAAAGCCCCTATTGCAATCAAGTTTTTCAAATGAATTGAACCTATTTTCAAACGCCTCGGAGAGCCCGCGAGCAGCTGGTCCTTGATTGCCAATGGGTTAGGTGAAGTAGCATAGGCCAGGGAATTCATGGTTTCAGCGCGAGACGTTTGAAAAAAGTGCCGCGGGTGCAGCGAGATAGCTTTGAAAACTTGAATTCTGTTTGATTCCCGGGAAGGGATCAGCATCAGAAACCCTCGAAAAAGCCTCGTAACTCGTTGATGTTTCCATTCAGGTGAATTGAAACAGCCGTTTTAGGCGCATTTTCCGCGGCGCCACAGCGTCGTGCGACTAGGCCCCTTGGCTGGGTCAATCTTCGGGCCAGACGCATGCCCCTTGGCGCGGGCGTGGCGGAGGCCGGCCTTGATGCGCTCGGCAATGATGTCGCGCTCCAGTTCGGCCACCATCGCCATCACTGTAAACATGGCCTTGCCCATCGGCGTGCTGAGGTCGAAGTTGTCTTTGAAGGAGATGAGCGCCACATCCCAGCCGCCCAGTTCGTGCGCGGCATTATGTAGATGTCGCACCGATCGGGCGAACCGATCGAGCTTCCAGACCAGCACAGCTTCAAACCGCCCTTGCTCGGCATGCTTCATCATTTCGTCGAGCTTTGGCCGCTTCTCTTTCGCTCCGGATACCCCACGATCGACATACTCGGCGACGATCGTGTGGTGATGTTGCGCGCACCAGGCGCGCAGATCGCGGAGCTGAACTTCTGGATCTTGGTGGGAATGGAGCTTGGAAACGCGGGCGTAAAGGGCAACTTTCACAAAGTTTGGCCGATTACGCCGATGAAGCCGTGGCGCGTGGGACAGCGGCAATCGTCGCACTTCAGCAGCGGCCGCAGTTTCTTGCTCTCCGGGCGGCCGTCGCCCCACTGGCGGATCGAGCCGCAGTCGTTGCAGGCCCAGAGCTGAGCGCCGTACTCGGCCATCTGCTGGCGGAGATCGTGGCCGCAGTTCTCGCAGACGCGGAAGTTGTAGCCTGTCGCGTCCAGGCCGCGTGTGCCGACGCTGTCGATCGGATTGGAAACGGCGGTGCTCATCGGAAAAATGTGATCAGAACTCTGTAGATTTCAGGCGCTCGGGCCAGAACCGCGCTCGCAACCATGATGCCGATCCGGTGGTAGAACTTTCTTTGTTCCAGGCGGCGCTGCTTCTCAAAGAGCAGGTTGTCGTTACGGAG